CGCGGTGTTCAGCATTAAATGCATCGATGTCTAATTTCCCAGGCAAGGTATTGATATTCCATCCATCCGCTGTTTCAAACGCTGAGCTTGCCAATCTGACCGTATCTCCAACCACATCGATTTGGTCAATGTTTGCACCGTTCCAAGCCCTAATTCCAACAAATCCGCCATCATTTGACGATTCAGAGTTCCAACGGTTAGAGCCAATCACGGTCACTCCAGCTTTTCCTTTTCCAGTAACCGTACCAGTTGCGAACTTGACAAACTGGGTAGGATAGCCGTTTAAAACACGCTTGAGAGCTGCTTGGTCCGTATAGTACAAGATTTGACCAGCGTTTAGATTGACTTCCATAGCTTTGTTGGTCGCGGTCAAAATTCCACCTGAAATCTTACTTGCCGACAATGTGACAGCTTGAACCTGAGTGGTAAAAACTGACTTGGCAAAAAGTTGTTTCAAGTAGGCATCATTGGCTATCAACTTGTCAAAAAATGCCTGGTCTACCTTCAGCTTGTCAGCCGTGATTGCTTGAGAGCCGATGACAGTTGCATTTAATTTGGCAAAAGTACCATCTGCGACAAAAAGTGTTTCAAACTTACCGTCGATCGCTTGAATCTCATCAGCCAAGGTCTTCCCCTTCAAACGTATTTTAGCCGCTTCAAGCAAGAATAAATCAGATGATAGGTTGGCTTGTGACAAGATATCACCAGAACTATTCAGATTCTTAACAGCATAAGACCCTGCTAACGTGCTGACCTGCGTCTTAAGCCCATTAGTGCCAGACACCTCTGTGACTAGTCCTTTAGCCGTCTGCACTAACGTACTGACAGTCCCATTAATCGTCGAGATAGTCCGTGTGTGACTATCAACTGTATCAGTAACAGTGTGTAGAGCTGTAACCGTTGCAAGGTCTTCTGGAGCAGGCACCCAATCGGTCGCGATATTCCCAATCTCGACCATGACCTTGTAACGGCTGAAAATCTTATCAAGCGTAGCTTGGTTTTTGGGATAAACAGCCAGTAGCGGCCAGCCTGATATTGTTTTTTTAGCATTGTACAAAGTGCTATTTGATATAAACCATTGTGCACCTTGTTTTGCAAATTTATCTTTAAACAAGCCAAAGTAACAGCCAGATACATCGACAGACGTGTCCTTGTCAGTTACTGTAATCGTGATAGGCTGTGTTTCGCTGACAAGACGTATAGCGTAAACACCAGACGTGTCATAGTTTGCCAAGTACTGGCTAAAGTAATTCCTTGAGCCGATTTTGATGTTTTCGAACTTCTCTTTAACACCATTAAGACCAGACTCAAGTTGAGCCGTTTTAGCGTTAAGAGTTGTGATTTGCCCAGTCTGAGCATGTATCTTTATCGTAGTTTCTGTGTATCTGGTATTAACACCTACTAGACCATCCTCAACAGTCTTAGTCCGACTTGATACACTAGCGATGTCTCCAGTAGCCTTAGACACGGTTTTAGACAGTTCTGTGACTGTCGACCTCGTACCATCTGCCAGAGTCTCTACAGTCGTCACACGATTGGTTAAAGCCGTTTGAGCCTGTGCCTGTGCCAGAATAGACCGAGCTTGTGACGCGACATCTGCTCGTACGCTAGTGATAGACTGTTCTAATTGACCTGCTTTTGTATTTGTTTGAGCAATCAAGCCTGTTAGATTGATTCTTGTTGTCGCAAGGTCAGCTTGAGCACGCTCAGCAAGTTGTTTCGCCGCATTAGCCAAATCAGCATTGGAGCCTGTCCGAGCCAAGATAGCAGCCACCTGCCTGTCATGTTCCTGTGCCTGAGCTTGCATGGCAGTATCCAAATCGTTGATGTCGCTAGCGATTTCTTGTTTGATGGCATCAGCATAACGTTCAGCTTCTGCCCTAGACTGCTCGATACCGTCATTGATTTCATCTCTAACCTTATTAATCTTGCCATCGATAACTTTATCGGCATTTTCAATCTCTTTTTGTAGTTTTTCTTCGAAAACTTGTCCTGCTACAGATACCGACTGTTCTGCAACTTCAGTAGCGATATTTGACACTTGTTGAGTGAGACTGGTTTTAATTTTCCCAAAACCAATAGATTTTAATTTACGACCCATCGGACTAAATCTGTAGCTAGTAATCTTCATCCGAAGGTCTTTGTCAAAAATTTCATGATGAACAAAGACCATGTCAAATATTCGGACATCATATTCCTGATTGTCTGTGACTGAAATCGTCAAACTATTGTTTGGTACATCGATTAATTTCTCCGCAAAGTAGTTCCGCCCATACTCTTGCAGCCGCTCTAAAGTTGTCACATCTTGATCTGTAACCTCGATGTTTAGCTCGTAAATTCTGCCACCGTAAGAGTCAATCAGAGGACTGTCTACAGTTGTTTTTATATCCGAATCTTTTACAGAAAGGTTTAAACGGGTAAATAGCCCTTTTATAGAATTTGTTTCTGTATAAGATTTTAAGTTTTTCTTATACATAAAAAGAGCTTCTGACTCTCGCCCTCCTCGTTTTAACAAATTAACGTTATATTTATCTCTAACTAAATCTCCACCCCACTGACCAACAATCGAATGTTTACCATTCGCCAGAGCGTCCATAACGCTGATATTTTTTTGGTTAAAAATATGCCTATCCTGAATATCACTATAAAAAGCGAACGGATGTTTTCGGACAATACTTCCTGCCAAAGCCTGCATAGCAGTTTGACCATTAACTCTATCTACAGAGATGTTGTTGATTGAGTAGCTGTTTAAATCATCTACAACCTGATTAGCGTAGACAAAAATATAACCATTTCGTTTTACAATCTCAAAAACTCGAAACTCCTGCTCGCCATGCAAATCGTCTGCTAACAGTAAATCTGCTAATTCTATGTTTTTCCAACGCTGATCAGATGTCGGGTATTTAAAAGAAAGTTGATACTTGCCGTTACCCTCTTGTTCGATTTCATCATCAAAAGCATTGACAAGCAAAACATTTTTATCTTTTAAGCTAATCAAATTTCGCACCTCCATCTAGGACGAATTACAACCCTATTGATTCCGGAACCCAAAACAACACCACTTGTAACCTGTGCAGGAATTTCGAAGAACGGGCCTGATGTGCGAATGCTATTCTTGATAATTCCATTTTTATCATATACATTTTGATACCCATGCCGGCACTCTATAACAGCTTTAGTGTCTAAATTCAGTCTTAACACTTGATTTCCAATAGTTAAGCTAGTTTGACCATTTCCGAACACCTCAATCCTAGGCTCGCTAAAAATATCACCCATGTTTGTGATAGCTCCCGATTGAGTTAAGACAATATCTTCTACCTCACTTAGATAACGAAAAGGCTTCAAGCTAATTTTAACGGAGACGTCCCAACTACACTTGTGATTAATTTTATAACTGCTACTCTTGTAATCGAAATAGTAGAAACTATTTGGGATATGCCAGAATTCCAACTTTTTATCTAAGCCTTTAAATAGTTTTATGAGTTGGCGAACAGCATCAAGACTAGCGCAATGAAACGTCAACACTCTGTCCACCTCGTCGTAGGCTTCGATTGTCCGATTTGTTCCATTCATACCGTAAATAGTTTCCTCAATAAAACGAGGAGAAGAAGTTCTATCTTCTCCTAAACCAGCTACAATACACCCGACAATTGTCTTAGTGCTGATACCATCTACTTTTAGTTCTAACATAGCTTATCCTCCCCTTTCTATAATCCTTCCGTGTTCGTCGTAGGTCATTCGACCAACTTTTTCTAAATCTAGATAGACATCACTATCTTTATCAAGCAGTGCTTGTAATAATTCGATAATCTTTTGCAACAAGCTATTAGACTGACCGTCTGACGAATGTTCCAAAAGATTGCTAGACGATACATCATACATGGATGGAAGTGAGATGATTTCGCCTTTTGCGTACCAATCAAGAGAAGACGACCAATCGCCCATCTGTGGAACAACTGTATCTTTAAAATGCTTAGCCGCACTAGAAACCTTCTGAACAAGTTTTCCAGCCATCCCAAGAACTCCATCTTGAACATCGTCAAAACCGTCTTCTAGTCCACCGCCTAGACCTTCCATGATGGCATTCCCGGCAGGAATCAAGAGTTTTCTATCGTATTCAATAGGTCCTTTGTTTTCGAAAATCCAATCGGCAATACCGCTGATAAATCCTGTAACATTGTCCCAAGCCGATTTCAAACCTCCTAAGAAACCATCCAAAATAGCTTGACCTGCTGCAAAAAGATCGATATTACGCAAGTTGTCAAAGATACTTGTAACGCTAGACACCAAATCAGATACGCTCTGTTTTAGATTATCCCAAGCTCTTTTGGCTCCCGAAACCAGACCATCAATGATATTCTGGACGCCTTGCTTAAGGTTTTCCCAAGCATTTGTTGCGGTAGACTTAATACCTTCCCACAAACTTGATAGAAAATTCTTGAATCCGTCCCATGTAGAACGTGCCCAATCAATCAAGCTGGTTATAAGATTAGATACCGTTGTTTTTATCCAATCCCATGCCCCTTGCGCCGCAGACTTCACGCCTTCCCAAATAGCTGAGAGAAGATTTTTGAAATTCTCAAAATAAGTAGTTCCGAAGGCTACGATAGCGTCTATTACACCACTAATGTAGGTCTTGATACCGTCCCAGACCATAGTGATTGCGGATTTAATGCTTTCCCAAATCAAGTCTAAGTCAGCACCCAATCGCCCAAAGTTCCCTGTAACAATATCAAGAATGATTAAGACTGCTCCCATGAAAATGGCTTTAATAAATTCCCAAGCCCCTTGGAAAAACATCTTAACCCCTTCCCACATCTGAGAAAGTCCATCAGACATCGCTGTCCAATATTGCATGAAGGTATCAATGAACGGCTGGACAACCATCATCACGCCCTGAACAAAGGTATTCCAAGCCTCAATTGCTGTCGTCTGCACATCTGCCCACAGATTCGTGAAAAATTCAGAAATGCTACTCCAGACGTTTTTGACTATTTCAACAGCATGATTCCACGTATCAACGATGCCATTCCAAAGATTGATGGCACCTTCTGTGATGGATTGCCATAGGTTAGAGAAAAATTCTCCTATTCCTTCCCAAGCGTTTTGTGCCCACTCAATGAAATTAGACCACATCTCACGACCAGTCTCGGTTTGAGTAAAGAACCAAACAAGGCCTGCAACCAGTGCGGCGATAGCGCCAACTACTAGCATGATAGGGTTGAGCGACAAAACTGCATTGAAGGCGCTGAATGCTCCTGTAGCCCCCATTGTGGCGGCCGCTTGTGTCGCTTCTGCTACCGTTAGCGCACCCGATTGGGTAAACCTAGCTAACATCAATCCGTTTCCTACGGCTAACAGAGTATTTCGAGCAGTCTCAATACCTTTAAGGACTCCCGTGATTACTTTGTAGCTAGTCCAAGCAGCAGTTAGGCCAACCACCGCCGATTTCAAGCCGTCAAGAACTGCAGGATTGCTTTTTAGAAATCCTGTGAAGTCTTTGAGTTTTTCTGAAGCGTCACGAAGGAATCCTGTGACAGTTTTAAACGCTTCTGCAACAATGTTTACGCTTGTTTCACTACCAGCAACTCCTAATAGCTCGAAAATGAAATCGCCTACGATAGAAATGGCATCGCTGACTACCTGTCCTATATTTTCAAAACTAACTCGGATATTTTCAGCTATATCCGCTATTGTGACAGCAGTGGATTTGTCTATCCCCATTGACTCCATAAAGTCTATGTTGTCTTTTTTAGATAGAGAACCAAAAATGATATCGTAAAAACTAGTAAGCGCAGCTCCAATAAGACTAGCAGTAGATAGGATGGCATTTGCCGATTCCTCGTCCATCCCCAACTTCACTAGCAAATCTACATTATCTTTTACGCTCAGAGAGCCAAAAATAACATCGTATACCGATGCTATCAATTCTTTAAATAACGTAATTTTAGGCTCAAACTCTTGAAATTTACCACCTAAGTCCTGAATCCATTTTGTTGCAAGTTGCAAACCTGCGACCACTGGTTGCAACAGCGGTCCTCCGACAAGGACTTTGAAATCTTCCCATGTCTGTTTGAGATTTCCCATGACGTTTTCAAAGCCATCAGATTCCCTTGCTGCTTGCCCCATAGCTCCAGACACCTTATTAGCATCCTCGAACATTCGTAGCAACACTTCTTGTTGCTGTATACCATCGAGGTCTTTATATTTCTGACCAAATAATTCCGTCGCCTTAGCGTTACGGGTTGTTTCCGTCGAAAGAATACCGAGGTTATCTGCTACGTTGAAGTTCCCTTTGAGGTAAGATTTGAGCGTCTCAGTTGTTTCTTCTAAAGACTTATCGTAGAAGGCTGCACTATCTGCAGCTGCTTCTGTAGCTCGTGTAGTAAACTCTAACGATTGGCTGGCATCCATACCTGCAACTTTAGCAAACGAAGCGATTTGGTTAAAGGCAGGTTTGATACGACTAGGTACGGCACCGACCGTTTTAGCTAAATCATTAAGCTTGTTTTCGGCTACATCACGGATACCTTCAAAGACTTGGTCAAACTGTGCTTGTACTGCTTTTGCAGTCGCAGCGGCCTCTACAACTGATTTCCCGAAATCAAAGATAGCCTTACCAGCAAATACAGTTCCTAAGAATGTAGCAACTTTACCGAATGTATCCTTGATCTTGTCTCCAGCTATCCGTGCTTTTCCTGTCGTCTCATCAATAGCTTGATTAGCTTCTTTGTTTTTTAAACCGATCGAACCAAATAACTTAAAGATTTCCATCTAATCGCACCTCCTTCCCATAGCCCAAATTCAAAATAGATTCTGCGTTTTTCAATGCGGAATCTGTATCGCTTTCTAGAATTTGCTTACGATTCACTTTGCTGATATATCGTTTTTTGGAGTGTTTATCAATAAAACTTTGAAGAGACATGTCCACTTCTTTTGCTAACCAAATTTCTTTTAGAACATCTTTATCCTCTTCATCAAACAAATACAAAAAGAAATCCAAAGACTCTTTCAAAGTTTGTGACTTCAAGAGAGAGTCTGGATTTCCATAACGTCGATATAAAATGTCACGTAGCCGATGCAAATCTAAGCCAAGACAGAAGAAATAGATTGGAAAAAATCACGCAATTCCGCCTTTTTAGCAAAATCCATCAACAAACCTGTATAAGCTAACATGCTAAGAGACTCAATATCTTTTCGACTAGTTCCTGTCAAATCTGCTAAAAAGCTGTTAACATCATTTTTGGCTTCTCCTACGTGTCGCAAGATAGCAAAGCCAATATCCGTCATCAGCAACATACCGCGCTTTTCTGTAGCTAATTCTGCCGCTTCTTTCTCGGCTTTTGTCGGCTGCTTCTTCTTATGGTCTTGCAGGACGATGGCTGGTTGGTTAAATTGACGCTCCAGCAATTCTACAACCTCGTCTTTAATATCTAATTTCCCAATGATTCCTAACATCGTAAAGATGTCTCCGCCATTTAGCTCTCGCATTTCAAGTTTTTCTGCCATCTTAAACCTCCATATCTACAGTTGGGTAGATGATGCGACACGGTAACGTCAAATCATCAATCTGTTCTTCGTTTGCATGCGCTTCGAACGTCATTGTGATAACTGCTTCGTCATTATCCTTCGTCTCAAATTCAAGACCAGAAACACAGAGAGCATTATCTAAAATGACGATGATAGGTTCATTGGTCCCTGAAAGGTTACCTACTAAGCCTAGATTAGTAATGTAGTCTGTTTTCTTAAGCTCTCCCTTAGCTGTGATGACCTTAGATGTAGCTGGAACTTTCTGACCATCTCCTTGCTCAATAACACCGTTGATAGCCATACGGATGTTTTCAGCAGTCAATTCTTTAGCGTTGATTTCCAACTTAGCCCCTTGACTTTCAAGAACTTTCTGACCAACCGCAGCAGTGAAGACACCATCTACTTCAATTTGACGATAATTTTGTTCGATTGTCAGTTTATTTCCGCCTGATGTAGCTCCAAATAGCTCACCTTCCCATTTTTGGGTCTCAGTATTCCATGTTAAATTTTTATACACCGCACCAGCATTCACGATATAGCTTTTAGGTGTATTCTTGGTATAACCTGTCTTTTTAACTGGTTTTTTCATCTTCATTTCTCCAATCTATTGTGATATAAAATCGTACGTTTCGCCGTTGAAGGACATCTGACATAGTATCAATCGTTCCTTGTCCTTCGAAACGGAAACGGATATAACATTCTTCCGACATGACAGCCCTGTGCCCTAGCTCTCGCTTTAATAAAAAAGCTAGATGCTCAATCTGCTCTTGATCCTCACCTTTATTGTCAAAAATATCGACATCAACATAAGCCCCATCTTGACCCCAATTTCTATTTTCTGCATCATAAGAAAATATGAGGTAGGGATACGCAACAGTTGGGTTTGAGTTTGATAAGAAATAGGCTTCAGGAACAATTTCGGTAAATAATTCTGTCAATTTAGCAATTACAGGAGTCATTTTATCCTCCAATCTGACTCAGATACGTTTCAAAAATCGCCTGTATCTGTTTTTTGTTTTTACGAAAAGCAGGTCGTAGATAAGGTTGAGGCTTATTCCCACGAGTGAAATACGACTTCCCGTCAGGGGTTGTATATAGCCATCCCCCCTTGCGTCCGTTTCCTTTTTCTGCAAACTCACCCGTACCAAATTCAACATAAATGGCATAACTAACATTAGTCCCTACATAGCCAATCAATTCGTGCCTATCAACCGTGTGACTGATATGCTCTCTAAGATTTCCAGTATCCGAAGGAGCGAGTAGAATCGCTTGTGCCTCTACCATCATGCAAATTTCTTTCAGAGCACGAATAGCTTGATATTTAATCTCTTCCTTAGCTTTGGCGCTATTGTCTATAAATTTCATCAAGCAACAACCTTCAGATAGATTTCCAGATGGTGATCAAGATTGACTGGATTGTCTACAAATGAAACTTCGTAATCAATTCCTTTAGCCCTTATTCTGTCCTTTGTTGTAATTTGGACATCTACCTGCTTCGTCAAAAAGATGTGAGTGCTAGATGTTAAAGCTGTTGCTCTATCTGTTTCGTTGCCCGTAAGCATATCCAAATAACCTTCCATTTTTTCGGATTCCACAAAATCGTAAACTTTTTGACCTAGGGCGTTTTCCCCACTTTCCCGATACTTAAGTAAAGCCACTTCCATCTTCAAGACCACCTTATCTTTTTGTATTTTGACAAAAAACCTAGCAAAACTGCGGGGTAGCCTTCTTGACTCTCGGAAGCCGTCACGTCGTAGTAAGTTACAGACCAACGTGCGACAGATTCAGACTTCACTCCGATTTTATCTGTCATTTTAGCATCATATGATAGTAGTTTCTTTACACCTTCAATCACGTCTGCAGGGTAGCTTATTTTCGTTAAAATAGCCCCTTTCTTAGATTCCGGTATAAATGTACTATTGACAGACAAAATGCCGTCAGAGACGCCGGAAATAACATATAAACCGTCATTAAAATCAGTACCGTTAATTTCGACTGTGTCTCCCTCTCGAAAAATATCCAGACGTCCTTTATCGACTTTAATAGTCGAACCTTCCAACGACAAATGCGTTAAGCGGAACTTTTCTAGCTGAAAATGGTTATTAGTCACCTTGCGAACCATAGTTTCTAGTCCGTCACACATTTCCTGTGTTGCTTTCGGATGAATAATTAAAGCCTCACTTAAAGATATAATCATATAGAACCTCCTCAAAAAGAAAAGAGGAGTTCAACTCAATGTCATTAAGTTAACTAACCTATCACATTTTGTGGTGGGTTAGTTTTTATGTTACACTAAAAATAAAAG